ATGATTTTCGGATTATGTTACAATTCGCAGCGCGGTATAATCGCCATTGGCACCGCGCAAGAATTTACACATAATCCGCCATTATGCGAAATTTTAAGTTATTGAATTTATGTCAAATATTACTATTCAACATATCACGCCAAGACATTTTTATGAGGCAGTGAAACTTCTCAAACAAACTGAGCATAATATAAGATTTAGCTATGATACGGTTGAAATTCGTTTTGTTTTTGACAGATTGGAAACTGCAGAACAGACTCAAGCAAGATTTGAGAAAATGGAACACTTGGGGGAGTTTTTAAAGGAACTGACAAATTCATCAGTTCCTATTGATTTAGACGAGTTTATTAAAAATTATCGTTATCAGCCTAGAAATAAGTTTTTTAATAATCGGTAACAAAAGAACCTGAGTTTTCGTGATAGATATCTAAAGCAGCTTTTGGAAAAGTCTCTTCATTTGACTTATTTTGCTCAAACCATTTACATACTACCTGTTCATTGTCTCTAACTAAGACTACCGTCATTAAAGGGCTGCCTGATTTGAGTTGAACTATTGTTCCTACTTTAATTTCTTCCATTTTTTCCTCCTATGGATATATATAGAGTAGCTATTTTATTCCAATTTTGGTTCCGATATATATGATGGCCAAAATTAGTATTATACCTGTTATTAAACTCATACTCTTTCCTTGGTTAATTTGGGCTTGAAAGGGTACAGAAGTTCGGGAGTTCTGTAACACCCGAACTTTACCGCAATATTCTGCGGTTAAATTGGTAATCTTCCTGTATTTTCTAACCAGTTTTTTAGAAGTTCATTACTATCTAGAATTGATTTTATATAGTCTTTATCCTCATAATTAGCCGTAGCTATCAAATAATTGTTTATAATTAACTTTAATTGTCTTTGATAACTATCTTCATCAGGATATAAATCATACGTTCTCATGCCGGAGATGCCAACATTAGAACTTATTAATTCAAAGTATTCTCTTGCCATTTTTCTAAAAAACAGCTCTTTTTCTTCATTGCATAGATTGTTAGGAATGGAAAAGAAAATATTTTGTTCGTGATGTAGTGCTTCAGGAATGGGGAAATCAAGAGTAATCTGAGATTCTTCAGGAACGAAGAAACCTTCTTCACCTAGTTTCTTAATTACAGTCTGATTGATTAACTCAATGTTTTTTTTACTAAGTTGTCTAGTATCGTAAGAGAGTCTGAAATATCTCATTTACTTTCCTTTTTGTTAGCAAAATTAATGTAATCATCATCTGTTACGTTATCTAATCCCTTCTTAATTAAAATCTTAAGAATTTCAGTATCTTTTATACTCATTTTGGTAAGCACAACAGCTTTTACATGTTCTTCTTGGACTTTTTTCCATGTTAGATCATCAATGTGTTTTGTCGGCATTTTGTGTTCCCTATTTCTACTTATGAAAAAATAATATCATTTCTTAGAAAAAAAGAAATTATTTTATTGACATCTAAGAAATGAGATTATTATAATTTAGTGAAATCTAATTTCTTAGAAAAAAAGTTTTTCTTTTTTGAGGGTTACTTTGTGAACTTATTTATTGACTGGTTAGAGATAGAGCAGGACTTTGGGGTAGAAATCCCTGAAGAGCTTTTACTCTCTATTTATGGTCAATATTTAATGGTTGTTACTGAAGGCGGTGAAATTCAAAAAAGTAGAGTCACAGGTAAATACCATCATAAAGGCAGCTATTGTGATGAGGTTAGTATTAAAATCTCGGGTTCTGTTATTCGTATGGCAGGAAATCCAAGTAGATGGGGTCGAGTAGAAAATGTTTTTGGTTTTGATACTGTAGATAGTTGCGTTTCCTGTTTCAATTCAATTCTTTCCTCTCTTAAATTACCAATCTTTACTCGTTGCACTGAAATTTTTTATCGCCAAGGCGAAGATGGCTCTAAGGTCTCAAAATTTTCTAATGGCGCAATCATTAAACGTTTAGATATTACGACCAATAAAGCTGTTGGTAAGGGTAATGAGCGTACATTTCTAAAAGCCTTATCGCAGATGCGTTATAGAAATTCTATTGGCAGACTTCATACAAATGGTTGCACCACGGATTGGCTTAGTGAAAAAGGAAATGCCAATTTAATTTATCCAAGCTGTTATATAAAACACGAAGAAATGCGAGTTCATTCTTATGACAAGATTAAGCGTAAATTTGGTGAAGAATCAAAAGAGTTTAGATATTACAGAAGTGTTTATGAGTATTGCAGAGAAAATGGGGTAGTCCGTTTTGAGCAAAAATTAAAATCAAGATATTTGCAGCGTGAAAATTTATGTTATTGGGGAATTAGTGATTTTTCAGTATTAGAAAACTTACAGAAGGAATTTACTGACATGTATAAAAAGCTAAATGTAAGTCAATATGATTTAGAAACCATTGCTGAACAATTAGTTTCTCAAGGGATTGTTGATACATTGAGAAAAGCAACAACTTCAGCATATTACGCAATGTTATGGGCTAGTGGCAAAGAGTTAGGCCTAAAATCTCGTCAATATGAAACTCATAGAGCAAGATTAAGAAAAATAGGTATTGATATTGCTAATCCTTGCGATGTTGAGAAATTCCAAGCGGTTAGAGTTATCGCCTGTGAAAATATTATGGTTCGTCCATTTAAAGCCCCTGATTTTTATCAATTTCCAAGTAACGCTCCTCAGTTACGTTTTGTTGTTTAATAAATAAGTCTTTTCATCATTAATTAGGAGAAATCAATTATGCGTACCGGATTTTATATTGTAGGTATCTTAAAAGGTTATAAATCTTCATCTTTCACTAATAGAGAGACTGGAGAAGTAAAAGATCGTCATAACATGGGGGTTCAATTACAAGAGCCTGATGGTTATGGCGGCTATAACACGTCAATTCAAGAAATCAAGATTGATGATCGTTCTATGAATGATGTGTTAAGAAATACGATTAATCGCTTAAAGGATAAAACGGTAATGGTGCTTGTTTATCCTCGTGAATGGGCTATGGAAAATGGCCGTAAAGGTATCACTTACAATTTTGATGAAAGTTCAATCATAGAAGAATTGAAATAATGCGTGAATTTATAGAAATGGTAGGAGCGAGTTTTATTGGTTGTAGTCTTGCTCTAACAATTTTTTATTTATTGGTATTTCATTTATGAGTAATGAAATCGAGATTACAACGAAGTTATGTCAATCTCAATCAGGCATTAGTTGTAATGACGTAGTTTTGAAAATACCACAGACAGAGGCCGTCAAACTTCAATCTGTGGCATTTTCAGGTAATGAAAATCAAAACTTTTCGGCTCAGGATTTTATTCATCATGTCGATAGTTTTGGCTTTTCATTTGGTCTGGTGCTTATTTTTTATTTGATAGCTAAATCTATTGGTTCAATTTTAGCTATTTTGAGATGAGCACATCATTTTAACTCAGTACAAGGAGTTTATTATGTCAAATCTTAAAAAATATCTTGTTTCAGCAGTTGTTTTGGGTTCTTCATTAAGCGCTTTTGCTCAAGGTGAAGCAGCTCAAAAGGTACAAATTGATGTGAATAGTATGCTTGGACAAGTGGACTTTTCTACTGTAGTAGCAGGTATTCTTGCTGCAGGTGGGGTTCTTCTTGGTCCTCGAATTGCGAAAATGGGTATTCGATTTATTTTAGGTTTATTTGGCCGTTAGGGAAAAAGGAGGGTTCCCCCTCCTTTTTTATTTATTAATCAATGATAAAGGGCTAGGTAATGTTTTTATGGGATTTAATATACTTTTTCCTTGGAATAGTTTGCGGATTGGTCGTAGTGCTTGGGTTGAACAATTTATAGTTATTGTATTTTTTGCATTTTTTTGTGGCTTATCATTTTCTGCTGACAGACCTTTTACAACTGAAAATAAAACTAAAGTAATTGTGAAAGACTTGCTTGAGAGATCATATAACAGAACGTATAACTTACCTGCTGTTATTCCTAATTCTGGTGCATCTACAATGCAAGAAGTACGTAGAGCAAATGTTTTACGTAGTATTGCTAAAAAAGCGACTAGAGCATCCGGAGCTTTATATTCTAAACATCCTATTACGGGTTTAGCGGTTACTTTTGGTTTGGGATATTTTACTGACGAATTGATTGATAGTGCTTTTCAGAAATTTACTTCTGCCTCTCAAGATTCATTAGGTTTTTATGTTATGGCGAAAGATCCTAAAACAGGCCGGTTAGAGAAAGTTTATTTAGAGGAAGAGCCATCTTTATTTAATCCGGCATTTGTAAATCTTCAAGATAATATAGTTTTTACTTATGAAGATGCCTATGGAACTTGTCAAACATCTTCCTATGATGAAACGTTGAATTGTGCAATTAATAAAAATTTTGAGCTAAAGATGGAAAAAGCTTCGTCTAATTCAGTTTTATCCGATTTTAAGGTTGTTTCTAAAGAAAAATCTCCAATTTATGCAGATGGTTTATTTGTTAATTATAGTTACAAACAATGTTTTAAAAATTCATCTAATTGCTTTACTCAAAGATCTTTTTTTACAGTTAGGGTTATAAAAAAAGAACAAAGATCACCATCGGCAAAAGCTCAAGTAGTTTGGGGAGGAAACGTTGTTCCAGATGATAAGGTTGTTTTACAAGATGATGCTCAAATATCTACTTTTGCTAAAAATGCAGTTTCGTTAAACAGTGATGAATTCACCGATGAAGAAAGAAAAGTGATTTCTAATATTCAACCTAGTGATGTTAGAAAATATTTTACAGATCCATCTTTAAAAGCTAAGGATTTAAGTAGTTTTAGATATTCAGATGATATGTTTGATGATGTTGTTA